GGTGTATTGGACAGTAGTTGCTGGCATAAGCGTGGTGATACAGGTCCATCACTGGCAGAACAGATGATTGCAGAGGGTTGTAGGTGGAGGCCAGCGGATAGAAGTGCTGGAAGTAGGGTGGCTGGTAAGAATGAGCTGCATAGAAGACTACAGGTTGACCCCTTTACAGATCAACCAAGACTAGTTATAACAAGCAACTGTGTAAATACGATTGCTCAGCTTCCTATTCTACCTTTGGATAAAAAGAATCCAGAAGATATTGATACTAAGGCCGAAGATCACCTTTATGACGCTATTCGTTATGGTGTTATGAGTAGACCTAGAAGCAGTTTGTGGGACTATAATCCCTTAACACAAAAGTCAGGGATGACTATAGCTGACCCTGTCATGGGCTATTAAATTGGAACAATATGGCAACTAATAATTTCATGGATGACAAGTCCATTGGTTTAGAGGATAAGAAAGAGAATGAAACTACACCATTTGCTGGTGATAGTTTGTTAAACTTTCTAAATCAAAGATATACAAGGGCTGAAGAGAGTCGTAGAAAAGATGAAGATAGATGGTTGAAAGCATATCGCAACTATCGTGGCATCTACGGACCTGAAGTGAAGTTTACTGAGACAGAGAAGTCTCGTGTATTTATTAAGGTGACAAAGACTAAGGTGCTTGCAGCATATGGTCAAATCACTGATGTGTTATTTGCCAATAACAAATTTCCTCTTAGTGTAGATCCAACTGTATTGCCTGATGGTGTAGTAGATACAGTACATATCGATCCTAAAGCACCAGAAGGTGCTGAGCCTGAGATGGTTTCTCCATTTGGTTACAAAGGAGATGGTAAAGATCTAGCACCGGGTGCTACATTAACATCGCTTATGGAGAAGCTTGGTCCATTAAAGGATCAACTCAAAGATCAAGAAGGACTTAAAGAAGGTCCGGGTGTTACTCCTTCATCTATCACATTCCATCCTGCAATGGTTGCAGCTAAGAAGATGGAAAAGAAAATTCATGACCAGCTTGATGAGACTGGTGCTAACAAACATCTACGCTCTACAGCGTTTGAGATGGCTTTGTTTGGCACTGGCATTATGAAAGGTCCCTTTGCTAAGACAAAGGAATATCCAAGCTGGGATGATGAAGGCAACTATAAGCCTGAGATTAAAACAGTACCTGATGCTTCTCATGTTTCTGTTTGGAACTTCTATCCAGATCCTGACGCTATTAATACAGGCGAGTGTCAATATAATATTGAGAGACACAAGCTTAGTTCTACACAGCTTAGAGCGTTAAAGAACCGTCCACACTTCCGAGCCAATGTCATTGAAGAAATCATTGATGGTGGTCCTTCATATGTTAAGAAGTATTGGGAAGATGACTTGAGAGACTATGCTCCCAACTTGGGAGTAGATCGCTTTGAAGTATTAGAGTATTGGGGTAATGTTGATGTTGAACTTCTTAAAGAGAACGACATTGAAATTCCTGATATTCTGTCAGATGCTAAAGAACTACAAGCCAATGTGTGGTTCTGCGGTAGTAAGGTGTTACGCCTTGTGTTGAATCCGTTTAAGCCAGCCAACATTCCCTATTATGCTGCACCTTACGAACTAAACCCCTACTCTCTATTTGGTATTGGTGTCGCTGAAAATATGGACGACACTCAAACCCTTATGAATGGTTTTATGCGTATGGCTGTAGACAACGGGGTGTTGTCTGGCAACCTTGTATTCGAGATTGATGAAACCAATCTTGTTCCCGGTCAGGACATGTCTGTCTATCCCGGTAAAGTGTTTAGAAGACAGGGTGGTGCTCCCGGTCAAAGCTTGTTCGGTACTAAGTTTCCGAATGTGGCTGCTGAGAATATGCAACTGTTTGACAAAGCACGACAGCTTGCTGATGAGTCTACAGGTATGCCTTCGTTTGCACATGGACAGACAGGTGTTAGCGGTGTAGGTAGAACAGCCTCTGGCATTTCTATGTTGATGAATGCTGCATCAGGTAGCATTAAGACAGTCATCAAGAATGTGGATGATTATTTGTTAGCTCCATTGGGCAAAGCCTTCTTCAGCTTCAACATGCAGTTTGACTTTGATAAATCTATCAAGGGCGATCTGGAAGTTACAGCTAGAGGTACAGAGAGCTTGATGGCTAATGAGGTGAGAAGTCAACGCTTGATGCAGTTCTTGCAAATTGCAAGTTCTCCTGCATTGATGCCGTTTGCTAAGTTCCCTTACATCATTCGTGAGATTGCTAAGAGCATGGACCTAGATCCAGACAAGGTTACTAACAATATGGATGAAGCAATGCGTCAGGCTTTGTTGTTGCAGCAAGCAACAGCTCCTGCTACAGGTGCTCCTCCTGTTGCTGGTCCTGAAGGTGGTCCTCCTCCAGTTGCTGATATGACTGGTGGTGGTGGTGGAAATATTGGCGTTGGTGCTGCACCAGTGCCGGGTGAACAAGGATTTGCTGGAAATGTCCAAGCCGTACCTCCCCAAGCTTAAAGGCTTTGTAAACACTCATGTGACATGGGATGCCTTCCAAGATTTGCTTGATGCTGAAATAGCTAACAAGCAAAAAGATTTGGAGCAAGCTTCAGATATGCGTGAGATTGGAAAGGCTCAAGGAGCCATTGCTGCTTTACGCAGATTGAAATATCTAAAGGATGAAGTTAATGTATACAAATAACATGGCTAAACTGTTTGCTGAAGGCGGCATGAATGATGATGGTGGCACAGTAGATCCTGTGTCAGGTAATCAAGTTCCTCCCGGTGCTATGCAGAATGAAGTGAGAGATGACATTGATGCTAAGCTGAGCGAAGGTGAGTTTGTTATTCCTGCTGATGTTGTTAGATACATTGGCCTTGAAAGATTGATGAAGCTTCGTGATGAAGCTAAGCAAGGCTTGGCTCGTATGGCAGAGATTGGTCAGATGGGTAATGCACAAGAAGTAGAAAACCCAGAAGCTTTACATGAAGGTGATGATGGCTTTGAGTCTGAGATTGATGACATCATGCAAGAAGTTGATGGTGAACATATGGGTGAGAAGAAGTTTGCTGCTGGTGGTTTTGCAGAACCCGGTGCAGATCTTCTTTCTAAATATAACATTCCTAAAACATCATTAACAAACCCAGCTTTGGATGTTAGAGCATATAAGAATAAAGATGGTAGAGTAATGTATATCACCTTCTTTAACGGTAAGCCATCTATTGCTATTCCTCCGGGATATGACTATGTTAGTTCTGCTGGTCAGTTACTCGCTGAAACTAAAACAGAAACAGCTAAGGTTAATGCTCCTTCAACTACCACAATTACTGAGAGTGGTGGTCCCGGTAATGAAGGAGGTGAGGGTGGTGCTTCTGTAAGCACTGGTCAGGGTATTGGTGCTTCTCCTATTGGTATAGCTATTGGAGCCATTGCTAATGCTATTAGTAGTATTACAAATCCAAATGCACCTATAAATGATGTTCCTGTTGTAGATGCTGTAGCTACTCCTTCTGACGCTACTGCTGCTGCTAATGCTGCGGCTTCTGCTGCTGCTATTGCTGTGGATGATGCTTCTATTTCTGAAGGTGTTAGTGAAGGTAATGCTCCCGGTGTTGCTGGTTCTACTGATGCCACTGCTGCTGCTGATAACAGTGGTAATACTAGTGGGGATAGTGAGGGAGGTAGTAGTGATGGTAGCGCAGGAGGAGCTGTTGGTGACAACGGTGACGGTAGTGGATCTTATGCCAAAGGTGGCTTAGTTTCTAAGCGTACCAAAAAACCAACACCTGCTCGAAAAACAGGCATTGCCTCTAAAAGATAATACTATATAATTAGCATACTCAAGCCAGAGGTGGGCTGGCGAGTATCAACAATTTCCCACCATCATTGGCTACCTATCTCCCTGTATTGACAGCTACAGTTAGCCCCAACTTTAAAGGTACTTTATGACAGAAGCGGTTATTAACCAGCAACAACAAGCTCAGGCTTTTTCTCCCTTTGGTAAGCGTAATGCTAACAAAGATCGTATTGCACAAGAAGAAGCAGAACTTAAGAAATTAGCTGAAGATAAGAACGATCCACCAGAAGAAAATAATGGTGATGATAGTAACTTAAGCGCAGAAGAGAAAAGCTTTAAGAAGCGTTATGGAGATCTGCGTAGACATTCTCAGCAACAGCAAGTAGCTTTGCAGAAGCAAATTGATGAGCTTCGTTCACAGCTACAGAGCAGTACAGAGAAGCAGATTAAGCTTCCTAAGAGCGAAGAAGAATTGAATGAGTGGGCTAAGACCTATCCTGATGTTGCAAAGATTGTTGAAACCATTGCAATTAAGAAGGCTAAGGAACAAACCCAAGCATTGGATGAGAGATTCAAACAGCTTGATGAGCGTGAGCATCAGACAGCTAAGGAGAAAGCAGAGGCTGAATTGATGCGTTTGCATCCAGACTTTGACTCCATCCGTGATGATGATGATTTCCACAATTGGGTTGAAGAACAACCTAAGTGGGTACAAGATGCTTTGTATGATAATGAGAGTGATGCAAGAGCTGCTGCTCGTGCCATCGATCTTTACAAAGCTGATAAAGGTATTAAGGCTAAGAAGACTAACCCAGATAAGAGTGCTGCCGAAAGCGTAAACACTCGTGGTAGTCGTTCTGCACCTACAGGCGAAAGCAAAGATGGTGTCTTTTATGAGTCACAGGTAAATAAAATGTCTACCTTTGAGTACGAAAAGAACCAAGAAGCTATTGCTAAAGCATTACAATCAGGTAAGTTTGTATACGATATTAGCGGAAACGCTCGTTAAGTATTGACAAACCTGAAACAACTGGTATAACTTTAAGCGGGACTAGGTATCTAGTCCTGCTCCTATGGGCCGTAACAATGCTAGCTACACTACCCCATAGAGTTATCTGTCACGCAAAACAATAAACTGTCAGAACAACCTGAAGTTTGTTGGCCTGTATAGACAAGTGGAGGCATCCCTATTCTATACACACCCATCAAATACAGCCTCTGTGGTGATGTTGAGCGTATTTAATTATATGCCTAACACATATCTAGGAGGATATTAAAATGGCTTTTCCAAGTGCTGCAGGTTACGGCAATTTGCCCAATGGCAATTTTAGCCCCGTAATCTATTCTAAGCAAGTACAACTTGCATTCCGTAAAGCGTCTACTGTTGAAGACATCACCAATAACGATTACTTTGGTGAGATCGCTAACATGGGCGACAGTGTCAAAATCATTAAAGAACCTGAAGTGTCTGTCCAGAGCTATGCTCGTGGTACACAGATCACTGCTCAAGATCTGAATGATGAAGACTTCACCTTGGTTGTTGACCAAGCTAACTACTACGCTTTCAAGATTGATGACATCGAAGCTGCTCACTCACATGTGAACTTCATGCAGATGGCTTCTGATCGTGCTGCGTATCGTTTGCGTGATCAGTATGACCAAGATGTTTTGGGTTACTTGACTGGCTTCCAACAGTCTGCTAAGCATGCAAATGCTGACACAGCTCGTTCTTCTGCTTCTGGTACTAAGGCCGTCTCTGCTGCTGGCGCAGACGAACTCTTGGCTTCTATGAAGTTGAAGAAGGGTAGCTTCGGTAACATCACTACAGCATCTGCTGGTGATCATTCCATTCCTTTGGCTCCTCGCCTCCCCGGTGCAACAACTTTGCCTACCGATGTAGCTTCTCCTTTGATGGTGGTTGCTCGTATGGGTCGCTTGTTGGATCAACAGTTTGTTGACTCCGCTGGTCGTTGGTTGGTGGTCGATCCCGTGTTCATCGAAATGTTGAAGGACGAAGACAGCCGTTTGTTGAACGGTGACTTTGGTGGTTCTGGTTTGCAGAACGGCTTGGTCATTAACAACTTGCATGGCTTCCGTATCTATGTTTCTAACAACCTGCCAAAAATTGGTACTGGCCCCGGCACTTCTGGTGCTGCTAACCAGAACTCCAACTATGGTGTGATTGTTGGTGGTCATGACTCTGCTGTTGCAACTGCTCAGCAAATCACTAAGACCGAAACATATCGTGATCCTGACAGCTTCGCTGACATCGTGCGTGGTATGCACTTGTATGGTCGCAAAATCTTGCGTCCTGAAGGCATCGTCACTGCTAAATACAACGCTGCTTAAGGAGAACATATATGTCTATCGTTCAATCTATCCGTCCTCAACCAATCCTTCTTGAGAAAGAAGTGACATTGGCTGCTACCTCCGGTACTACCGTTGGTATCTCTGTACCTGCTGGCACTTATGTGTTGTTGGCTGGCTTCCAAAACTACACTGCAGTGCCTGATGTCACTACATACACTTTGGATGTTACCGATGGTACTACTGTGTTCTCTAATGACTTGAACTTCGATAATACTGCTGCAATGACAATCAAGGCTGGTGCTACTGCTGGTTTGGTTTCTGCTGCTGACACTATCGATGTGGTCACCACTATCTCTGGTAGCCCCGGTGCTATCTCTGGTCGTGTGTGGGCTTTGGTCATTGACTTGAACCAAGGTACTCGCACCGCTGCTTCAGTGGACCGTGAGCAACTGGCTTAATAGCTAGTTGATTTAGGGAGGGGCTTAACTGCCTCTCCCTTTTATTGTTTATAAATATGTCTACATACATTTCTTTAACGAATGAATTGCTACGAAGAATGGGTGAGGTCACTTTAGACTCCACTGAATTCGATGGAGCTAGAAACATCCAAGCTCTAGCTAAGAATGCTGTCAATTCATCCATTAGAGAATTGATGCATTCTGCACAAGAGTGGCCTTTTTCTTTAGTTACTTATCCGCAAACACTTACTGTTGGTACTGGTCAGTATAGCCTTCCTGCTGATTGTTCTAGTGTGGATTGGGAATCTTTCTATCTTAAAAAACTAGAAGCAGCCGATAATGATCCTTCTCGTTTATCTGTTTTAACTTACACAGACTACTTAGACAACCATCGTCCTCAAGAAGACATGAATGGAACTGGTGGCTATGGTGTACCTATTGCAGCCTATCAGACACAAGAGTCTAAGTTTGGTGTAACTCCATTGCCTGATCAGGCATATGTTATTGAATATAAATATTGGTCTTTCCCTGCTGACTTGGTTGAGTCTACTGATGTATGTATTGTTCCAGATAGATTTACCAATGTACTAATTGATGGTGCTATGTTCTACATGTTGATGTTTAGATCTAATGAACAAGGTGCTTCCATCTATAAAGATAAGTTTGACAATGGTATTAGAGCAATGCGTAGGGTATTGCTTGATGAACCGTTGTATATGAGATCAACGATGATTGTTAAGCCATCGTTCAATCCTAGAGTGTTTTAATGGCAGATAGAATTAACGGGTTTAAAGTTACATGTACTGGTGGTATGAATACCAACAGGGATGTACTATCTCAAGGTGAGATATATCCCGGATCTGCTACACAGCTCATCAACTATGAGCCATCAGTAACTGGTGGTTATAGAAGAGTAAGTGGATATGCCAATAGCTATGGCACTATAACTGGAACAGGTAGTGTTCTTGGTGTATTAGTAGCAGAGAACTTGAATGATGGTATCTTTGCTTGTCGTAAAGCTACATCAGGTACAAACTACTTCTATAAGTGGGTAGCTTCTACATCCACTTGGTCAGCTATTACAACACCCGGTACTGTCACAATGGTGGGTGTTAAGAAGGTTAGATTTACAAAGTATAACTGGAGTGCTCCTAAGTTTGTTTTAACTGATGGTATCAATCCAGCGGCTGTGTACGATGGAACTACTTACACGCAGATTACAGATGCTAATGCACCTAACAGTCCTAAGTATTCTGCTGCCTTTAAGAACCATCTGTTCTTAGCTGGTGATCCTACAGATCCTTACAACTTATATGTATCTTCCCCATTAAACGAAACAAACTTCAACCCTGCTAACGGTGCTGCCGTTATTAATGTGGGCTTTGAGATTGTTCAGATTAAGCAGTTTAGAGATACTTTGTATATCTTTGGTAAGAATGCCATTAAGAGCTTGACAGGTACTAACATTGCTGACTTTGCTGTAGGAGAAGTAACTACCAATTTAGGTTGTGTTGTTCCAGATAGTGTGATAGAACTAGGTGGTAATCTAGTATTCCTTGGTCCTGATGGTTTTAGACCTGTGGCTGGTACAAGTAAGATTGGTGATGTGGAGCTGGAGACAATCTCTAAGCAAATTCAATTTACCATCACTGCAATCTTGCAAGAACTTGTAGCTGGTTCTATCGATCCAGAGCTTCTAAGTTCTGTTGTTATTCGCAAGAAGTCACAGTTTAGATTGTTCATTCCATCAGAAGGAACCTTTGGTTTGCTTGGTGGTTTGCGTGAGAGAGAAGGCGGTGTGTCGTTTGAGTATAGTCAGCTTTATGGCTTCCCAGCTACATGCGCTTCCAGTGGATACATTGGTGTAGATGAAGTTGTTATTCATGGAGATGCTACTGGTAAGGTGCATAAGCAGGAATCAGGAACATCGTTTGATGGCTTGGAGATTTTGAGTGTTTATCAAACTCCTTACTACTACTTCCAAGACCCTACGATTAGAAAGAACTTCTACAATATCTCAACATTCATGAGAAGTGAAGGTTCTACAAGCATTGTGATGGGTGTTAGCTATGACTTTGAAGATTCAGTTAATGTCTTCAATCCTGCCAACTATAACATCTCAACCACTGGTGCTGCTGCCTATTACAATGAAGCTATCTATGATAGTTCAGCTATTTATGATGGTAATCCATCACCAGTGGAGAAAACAAACATTGAAGGCTCTGGATTCTCAGTGGCTTTCAAATATGTGACTAACGATACAAATGCTAGTCATACGATTCAGGGATTGGTCTTGAATTATTCTATGAATGATAGACGCTAAGGAGAAACACCTTGACAGGTTATGTAAGACAATCGGCTGCTGATATCGTCCCAACGGGCGTAGTTAGAGCTGCCCCAATTAACAATGAGCTTAATGCTCTTCGTGATGCTTTTGCCTCTGCGGGTGGTCACAAGCACGATGGTACTGCTGCTGAGGGTCATCCTGTTCCTGTTATTGGTGATAGTGATTTATTGAATAAAATTGCTACGGACACAGTGAATAACAGACACGGTGTTTTTGTTGAGGTTGGTGGCACTGCTGTTGAGCAATTTAGATTCCAAGACGGTGCTATTGTTCCTGTTACCAATAATGATATTGACTTTGGTACAAGCTCCTTTAGATTTAAAGATGGTTATGCAGCAGGTACATTTACCTTTGCTGGTATTGTAGTAACTAGTGCTGATATTAATGGTGGCACAATTGACAATACTGTCATTGGTGCAAGTACACCAGCAGCAGCCACATTAACTAATCTTACAGTAAACACAGCAGCAACAATTGCTTCTGCTGATATTAATGCAGGTACTGTTGATGGTACAGTTATTGGTGCCAGTGTTGCACAGGCAATTACAGGTACTACAGTTACAGCCACTACAGGATTTGTTGGTGGACTTACTGGAGATGTTACTGGTAATACAACTGGTACTCATACAGGTAATGTTGTAGGTAATGTAACAGGTAATGTAACAGGTAATGTTACAGCCTCTTCTGGTTCATCTACATTTAATGATGTTGTTATCAATGGTGGATTGAACATGAATGCTGGCACTGCTGCCACCATTACCAACCTCACCACACCAACTAATTCTGGTGATGCAGCTACCAAAGGCTATGTAGATACAGCAGATGCATTGAAACTCAATTTGTCTGGTGGCACTATGTCAGGTGCTATCGCTATGGGTAGCAACAAGATTACAGATCTGGGTACTCCTACATCAAATGCTGATGCAGCAACAAAAGTTTATGTTGATACTTCTATCAGCAATCTTGTTGCATCTGCTCCCGGATTGTTAGACACTTTAGATGAATTGGCAGCAGCATTGGGAGATGATCCAAATTTCGCTACCACTGTTACCAACTCAATTGCAACAAAGTTGCCACTTGCTGGTGGCACTATGTCAGGTGCTATTGCAATGGGAACAAATAAGATTACTGGTCTAGGTAATCCAACTCTTTCTCAGGATGCAGCAACTAAAACTTATGTTGATACGGCTGATGCTCTTAAGCTTAATTTATCTGGTGGTACATTGTCAGGTGAATTGGCAATGGGTACTAACAAGATTACAGGTGTTGGTACACCCTCTGCTAATACAGACGCAGCCACTAAGGGATATGTAGACACTCAAGATGCTTTGAATTTAGCTAAGTCTGGCGGCACTATGAGTGGTGCTATCGCTATGGGTACTAATAAGATCACTGGTATGGGTGATCCAACGAGTAATCAAGACGCAGCTACAAAGATTTATGTTGACGGTATTTTAGGATCTGCTACCTCTGCTGCCACTTCTGCTGCAGCCGCTGCTGTATCTGCCTCTAACGCAGCCACTAGCGAAAGTAATGCATCAACCTCAGCATCAAATGCATCCACATCAGCCAGTAATGCTGCTACATCAGCTAGTAATGCTGCAGCTAGTTACGATGCTTTTGATGATAGATATTTAGGTAATAAATCTTCTGCACCTTCTGTAGATAACGATGGTAAT